ACGTACATTCCAGTTGATTTTCATAGTGTTACCTCTTATTAATTATTTTTGTTTTGAATTAATGCTTTAAGTTCTTTCATGTCCTCGCTCAAGGCCTTGACCTGCTCTGCGAGGATCAATAGAGACTTATTTTGTTCATCGTGGTTATCAAGTCGTCTTACTGCCGTTAGACGAAAATCACGCATGTTTTCGATGTCTTTCTCGATAACGACCATGCGTTTTTCTTGTGCCACGACACTTCCTTTAAAATTTCCATAAATTCCAAGTAAGATCCCGACAAATCCGACCATCATCGAGATATCTTCTGGTGTAAAGTGGATCATAGATCACGCCCCTCTCTAATTAAAGTACTGGTTGTGGTGTAGCTGTCGCCACTGGTTGAGTTTCAAGATCACCAGAAGGTTGTCCCGGCTTCTCTTCCTTCTCTTCTTTTGGTTTCGTCCACTTCCAAATGCCAATCTTACCATTTTGGTAAAGGCTGTTTAATTGATCCAAGGTTTCGCCTTGGTAAGTAAATGGCTCATTTACTTGGATCATGATGCGTTTACCTTCTCCAAATGCTTCGGTGTGGTTTGGATCTTCAATGGTAAAGATTTCTTGTGGTTGATAAGTCTTACCGGTTTCTCCAAGGTCCACAAGTTCAAGACCACGCTTAAATACAGTTGGGTCGAGTGGGTTGTCAACATCGGTCACACGGGCCAAAACGTTCCATTCTGCCACTTCTTTGATCTTCTGGATTTGGTTCGCTTTTTCTTCGTTATCCTTGGTGAGGGCTTGAATCTTAGCAATAGCATCATTGTTAGCTTCGACAGATTTGTCTAACTCTTTCTTGATTGCCACGACTGCGCCAGATGTATCAAGCTCCATGCGCACAATATTTAGCACTGCTTCGACCAATGTCGCATCATCTTCGGTCATGCGGTTTGTTGGCAAAATTTCCTCAAAGACACGGTACGGGAAGTCTTGCTTGATTGCTACCTTAGTAGTGTTAGCTACTGCATCGTATGATTTAAATTGTACTTTGTAATCCATTATTTATTTACCTCGTTTTTGTTCTTGATTTCTTCAAAAAGATCCTTCAAGTCCTTATCGGACTCTAGGACAGAGCGATAGTTTTCAACTTCCTGAGCAAGTTGCGCTACAAGTTGTTGTGACTCAGTGAGACGAACCTTAAATTCAGCCTCATTGATCGACTTACTAGCTAGTTGATTTGCTAGTTCCGTGATGATTGCTACATAATTATTTTCGTTCATTAAAACTCCTATCTGTAGTTATATTTAGAAAGGACACTACCGATGTGTCTTTGAGCAGCGCTATTTTTGAGATCCCAGCCATATTTTTGTAGGATGCCAAAACATGTGAGCAGATCCCATAAATAAGTTCCAACACTTCTGTGATTACCATCTTCTGTGTAGATCATTCTAAAGTCAGATGCAATCATTTCAGAATATGTTGTACCATTTAGCGGTGCAATTCTTTGTTTACCTGCATTTTGAATGATCCAACCTTGTTTGTATTCGCTGTGTTGCAAATACAACTTATCTGCATAAAGCTTAGTATAATCTTCAACATTTTCATTCGTGCTGTTGTAGATTTCAATACCACTAAATGTCCTGTTCCCACTATTTTCCGTACCGTCACGGTTTGATCCGATGATGGTTTTCGAAAACCTGTTTCCATTTTCGATATGTGTTCCATATCTAATAAACTGAGTAGGGAAGTTGTTGAAAACTCGTCTGATGACTGCTGTGTCAGTCAACATATTCATTGCACTGTTATCCAAATCAAATACTAGAGCTCTAGTATTTGATTCCAATCTTCCGCCCTTGATGCGTTCAGCAGTGAAGTCAATTGAGCCTAATTGAGTGATGAAGGCTTTCTGTGATGTCAATTCCCTGATGAATGCTTGGTTTGATACAAGCTTGTTGATCATGGCAGAATCCACCAAAAGCTTATCCGCTGTGACTGCGTTGCTGGCCAGAATTTGAGTCGTTACTGAGCCAGCTTCCATGTGTCCTGTTCTGACGCTCTGAGAAGCTAGATGCCTGCTTGTGATTGAGCCATCAACTACCATATCACCTTTCACTTTGATCAATTGAGCGATCAGAGCAATGGCTTCTGGTTCTTGTACAAGTAAGGAGCTGATGGTCCGTCCGTTAATGCTCTTCCCTGTACCAAATGAGATTTGACCATCTGTGATATTGATGTCTGTTTTCTTCAAAACCCCATCAAACTGACTGATGATTGTTGACATTTGTCCGTTGACCGTTTGCTGATAATTCGCAAAGCGGCCGTTGATGCTATCCTTGAAATCGTCCAATTTGTCATTGAGGACAGAATTTTGACTGGATAATTTTTTGTTGGTCTCATCTGCCTGAGCTGATAGCTTCGCATCTGTTGATTGTGCTTGCTCCTCTATTTTGGTTGTAAGTGCCTGCTCCTGAGTTGCAAGCTTATTGTTTAGTCCTTCCGTGGCATATCTAAGATTATTTCCAAATTCAGTAGAGAATGTTGAAAATTGACCATCCACAGTCTGCTTGTATTCAGCAAGTTTGCTCTCAATTCGTGAATTGATTGTATCCAAACTGTTTGGTTTGTATGGAGGGACTTTGGGTCCTTTGACCAATATTGGCTTGCGAATCCAAAAGTGCGCATTGTTGACTGCATAGAAGTAGAATGGGAAGCTTCCAGTGGTGTCAAATTCAAAATCAGTTGCTAGGAATGTGAACTCAGCTTTTAACCATGTATCTTTTGCAGTTGTTTTATCTGCAAAAGCCTTACCAAATACTTGCTTATTGTTTGAATGCCGTTTCAGTGTAACTGCAATTCCTTTGTCGCATTCAACATCACTTCTCACTTGATATTCAAAACCTAATGAGTAGTATTCACCTTGGGACATTTTGTTGATGTACAGTGGGAATGTTGGACCTGCCCATGTATAGGCACTTGCAGGAGAACCGGACACTTTCATTTTGAAAGTCCCATTTTCCACTGATGCAATTCTTGTTGTCCCATTGTTTGGCGCTGTGTATTCGGTTAAGCTATCAGCTAACTTCACAAGATTTTCTTGATCAATTTGATTTCCTAAAGCTTCAATCCTTCTTGTGATTCCCTCAGAATCTTCTGTGTACTTATTCTTGGAAATATAATTCTCAGATAAATTCTCACGGATAGTCTTCAGGGTGTTGCTTGTTTGTTCTTCTGTGTAACGCTTCAGCCTTGATTCAAGGATTCCACTTTCTCCTGTGTACTGTTCAAGCGCTGTGATTTGAGTTTTAAGCCCTTTTGCTGTACGTTCAAAAGATGCTGAAGCATTTGTGATGATAGCTTCCTGATCTTCTGGAGCTGGTCCTGCATCTGTTCTGGTAGTGCTTTGTGTTAGCTCTACCTTCTTGAATGAAATTGAACCTGCTTCACTATATCCGATAATGATGCGCCAAAAATCAAACTCATCGCTTTTTTCTAGCGCTGGTACAGAAACTTTGAACAATTGCCATTCATCTGTTAATTGAAAATCAGCGTAGATTCTTTCTGGATTGCTTCCAGATTTGCGGTTCTCACGCAATGAAGCCCACATTGTTCCAGAACCACTATTTCTTTTAGCATAAAAAGAGAGTGTGTAAGGCTCGCCTTTCTCTAGATAATCCAGAGCGGTTGTTTTTGATGTGGCCCAGCTTGGTGCAGTGCTAGAGAATAACTGTGCTTGCTTCCAAGTGTTTGTACTACCTGAAATAGTATAGACACCATTTTCTGCTGTACCAGTTGAATCACTTGAATCTCCATGAGCAAAGAACCACAAACCACGAGTGAAATCATAGTCTTCAGCATAGTTCCTTGAACCTACTTTCAGACTTGTGAATTCTTCTTTGATGCCATTCACTGTCTGTTCGACATAAGAGCGATCTGCTTTGCCAGCCGTGACATTGGTCAGGTCAGAGATGGCTTTTTCAGTTGTCTGCTCAAAGCGTGATTGTGCGCCTTTTAACTCACTAAATTGACTTTCTGTAGACTGTTTGAATTTGTCAATTTGCTCTTTGACTTCCACATCTTTTTCAATGAGCTTGTCAGTTGTAGTCTTCAAGCCTTCCATTTTGACTTCAATGCCATTGTATTGGGCCTTAAACTCTTCCACAATTTCATTCTTGTTTGCTTGATTTGCTGCTGCTATCTTCTCAGTGACTTGCGCTGAGATTTCTTCTTTGACTACTTCTGCTTGTGCTTTTGCTTGCTCAATGCCATCAGTGATCTCTTTCTCCAAGGCTCCTGCCTTGTCTTCAAAGGCCCTATTGGCATCGTCAACAAACACTTTCA